CGGATTTACCATTCAACATGACTCCAATGGAAAAACTTTCACAAAAATTAACATCACTGTGGTACACAGACGAAAACACACCAGTTATCCAGGATGTTTTAACTGCCTATGTGAGTGCCGGAGGCGAACTATGTTCAAGATCTAATCACGTTTTAGCCTCTTACTGGTCCAAGTATGACAAAGAAGACCAATACCCAAATCGCACTGTCGAGTATATGTACGACTTACTGCCAGAAGGCAATGAGCTTGAGTTTGTTACGTATCTAGAACAGATAAGAGATGGTGTGCGTCCTCTAGATCACATACTCAGACTACCAATGCTATACGCATTTGACATGGTGCCTCACAAACAACAGACAGTTGTAGACCATGATGGAGATCAAGAACTTGTAGGAGATGATTCTACAAGAGTCGAAATGCCCACAACACAGAACATTGAAATAACAATTCCCAAACTAATTGGTCATAATTTCATGTACTATGTAAATAAAAACAACACCAGCGGAAACTGCTCTGTGTTTGGGCCTAGACAAGGAAAGAGAAGATGGAGGAAGAAGAGAAAAGCGGACATTTCCGTTTTGTCAATAGTCGGGGCTAACCAGGGCCTCGTCTTTGGCAAACAATGGAAATTGGAGTGATGAGTCACAGTCTGTTGAGAGAACACACAGCATTGTAACTAATGTAAATAACACAGCATTGTAAATAATTGTAAATATTGTACATAAATCTGGGGACTGCTGACCCCACTTGATTATATTAATCAAACACGATCACATGATGTTGACAAGACAAGAATTTTATTCAAAAGGGAAGATACAAAATCTACCTCTAGCTGAAAAACGCCGTCGTTGGCAGCAATACTTGGCCACACGCCAGGCATTGACTCCCGCCCGTCGTAACTTTTCAGTCACGCAGGTACCCACCTCAGCTAACGCTGGTGACGCAGTCGCTACTGTGTTTCACCACTTTCCACCATGCGCCATACACTACCTCCAAGCGCTCGAACATCCGTTCGGGCTCACCAGTGCTCCATGCATACCTGATTTACACTCGGTCCCTTCTAAGAAGATCAAGTGTATTAACAGATTTAACTTTAGCACTGGTACCACTGGGTTTGGATATTGTGTCGGTTCTCCTTGGTGTAATGCCAATGATGGTTGGGTAGCTCTGTCTACCACAGCCACATACGCCGGATCGAATGCAGTGCAGATAGCCGCCTTTGCAGGCACTACTACACAAACATCCCCAAAGCTACCTTACCCTACCACAGTATTCGAAGCTACCACCAAATCCCCTGGCGTGCAAGCACGCACAGTCGGATATGGTCTTAGAGTCAGATACATAGGGGCAGAACTAGCCAGATCTGG